AATTTCGAATTCGGGCCGCCAAGGCCAACTGACCATGCTCCTCCACCAAAAGCATCATCTGGTTCCAGATCGTCATTTGTTATACCCAATTTTTCCCAATCACCGGATATCATAGCCTCTTCTACTGCTTCTTCATCAACTATTGCTTCTTCGTCCATTACTTCTTCATCTTCTTCTTTGGCTTTTTCTACAATTTCTTCATGAACTTCATTAAGAAACGCGGCATAAGATGCTGTCATTTCTTCTTCTGTAATTGGCTTTGGAAATTCGGGTGCTGCCAAATCATGATTTAAATATCTACGTAAACTTAATTCTACGTTTGTTCCCCAATCTCGCAGATCTCCCATTTCTTCTTGATCTGGATGATTTGTGGGTTCTGGTGTATTTGCCCATTCTTCATCTAGTTTAATACCAGATAATTTTATAATATCGTTAAGTTCTCTCATTCGTTCTGCGCTCATTTTTAACTCCCTATGGGTGATTTAGTGTTACCCTCTCCAAGTCCATCTTCAACACCTTTTGGTGTATCGTCAATTATTTCTTTTTTACGCTCTGCACGTACTTTTGATAATTCTTCTGTAAATTTGGAATTATACACATCGCCGTAATGTTTTTCTGGTTCTATCTTTGCCGCGTCTGAATATTCTGAATCTTCTAATTTAGATTTGGCTTCTTCTTCGTTCATTGGTTCGTCTTCTGGTGAACGAACTACTACATGTGTTCTGCTAAGGCCTGTTGCCTCACAAATTTCGTCACGTAATACATCACTTACTACAGGATAATCTAATACAAAATCTACTATTGTAACTTCGCGTCCTCTAGACTCTGCAAAATCCATTGGATTTGCTTGTGCTATTGTTTTCTTAGGTTTTGTAATTTCCTTAACGCCGTATTTTTCTAAGTGTGTTTCCATTCTATCTAGCATTGCTTCCGATATATCAGTTGCAAATTTAATACGCAATGCGTATTCTTTGTTCGATTCTGCTAGATATTCATAAAATGTTTTCATGATATATTCCTGTATTAAATATATTTATATCTTTATTTATCTTTAATCCTGTTTGCAATGGCATCTAAAATAGCATTACGGTCTGTTACAACATGGCCATCGCCAGGAATAATAGTTGTTTCGCCTGGATCTTTATCTGTATCCAACTTGGCTTTTCTAATTTGTAGTTCAATCATTCTAAGTTTTTTATCTAGTTTTGCTGTTTTTGCTTCAATAGCATTTTTCATCATTTTAGATGCTACGTCAAATACATTGGCGGCATGTCTATCTTCCATGTTATGTCCTAAATCTACCAATGTATCAAATGTTTCCATTGCTTTAGATGCGTATGCATCCATATCTCTATCTAAACTTTCCATACCCGTAACTTCAGGTAATGCATTATCAATTTTATCTGCTATTGCCAATGTATTTGTTAGTTCAACATTAATTTCTGCTACATCGGTAGTATTTGGATCATGCCCGTTTTTTGCCGCCGCTTCTGCAAGTGCGTCCTGAGGAGAATGATTTAATACGTCTTTTAATGGAGGTAAATTAAAAGTTTCTTCTAATTTCTTTGTCATTTACGTTTTTTCCGTTTTGTTTGTGTTTGTGGCTTTCTAAAAAGATGGTCTTCTGTTACAACTCTAAATATCATCCCTTTGTCTTTAGTCCATGCTCTTGCCGCTTCCCATTTTGCTTCATTCACAACTGCTTGTGCTCGTTGTGCTTGAGATTTAGCATGATCTAATGTTTGCATTTTTGGTTTGATTTCTATTATCTCTGCATGTTTTTGTCCATTCTTATCTACATACACCATAAAAAAATCTGGTACATAATTTGTTTGTTTACCTGTTACAGGATTACGATAAGGTATTCTTGTTGCTTCACTTGCCCATCCTATTACATTGGGATGGTTATCGCACATACGCATAAACGTTAATTCCCATCCACTACGATAACGGGGTCTATGTTTACCTACATATTTTTGCGGATTTGTCGGAGCATAAACACCTTGTTGAAAACTAGCCATCGAATCCTGTTATACCTGCCCGGCTTGCATTTCTATAAAAGCTACCATACTCTATTGCTTCGTACATAAAATTTATTGTCCAAGTAATGGGTGCAGAATCTGCATAAGATAAAGTATCATGCTGTACTGCTGAAATCATTGGATTAATAATTGTTACTTGATCTATAGTATATTCTGCTTGTGTATTTTGAAGATCTTTATTAGATATCGGTGTGCCCAATACATGAGGAGAAGAATCTCCTCGCTCCCTATTGATTTTAATTTCTGTAAAGAAATATTTGTCCTTGTTTAGTTTAGGGGGTTTATAACCATATCCACCAGTAGATAAATTATCAGTATCATCTATTGTTGCTTTATCTGGTGTTGTATCTAATGTATATGTAGATGTAGGTTTTTCAAAATTTCCAAAATAGTATAAATTATATGCTCTTATAAGATTTTCTACTTTGCTATCTACTGTATCATGAAATACCAATGTTATAGGATTATAAACAACACTAGTTGTTACTACTCGTTTTCTATTGTACTGATTAAATGTTTGTACATCATAGGAATGACCAGGGAGTTCGGCTGTTTGCGCTCTAAGAGTATAATCCTGTTGTTGTAATTTATGATTACGCACACCTTCTCGTAATAAAGAACTAGAAATATTATTCCAATCACCTGAATTTAATGTAAAATCTATTGTATATTGAAACTTAACTCGTGGTTCTTGCGCCATAGGAGTACCTTGTAGTACTTTAGTTCCATATAAAAATGATGCACGATTTATAGCCATTGTAATACTATTTACCACAAAAAAAGTCCCGCAAATTGCAGGACTAATTTTATAATTGACTTTAATTATTATGCTGTATTTGTGCCAGTTGCTGTATCTACATCTTTATTATGTCCAGGACCATCTGAATGTAGAAATTCATCGCTACCTGTACCTGCAATACTGCCTGCACCTTCGCCGTGTGTTGCATTGTCATATCGTATTGTCATTGTCAATTGTTGTTGATCACTAGTTGCATAATTTGAATCACCATATTGAATATCTGATATATAACAACCGTATAATCCCCAATGATCAAGTACTGTTGGTTCTGCGGCTGGGCCACCTTCATCACCTTGCAATGTTTCTATACTCATGCCAAATTTATAATTAGCACCTGATTTTGCAGATGATTGATCATAATGATTTAATTGAATTTGTAACTGTTTATCTATATTTTTAATAACTTCACTTTTAACATCATCTCGTAAAATGACAGTAATAGGATTCCATGTATGTTTACCTGCTAGATAAATCCTTGAATTATAAACATCTAATATCATTTCATCGTGTGTTAATTGCGGGCGTGTAACAGAAATAACCTGTCTTGTTAAAATTTCGTGATCACCCTCAACGCCCCCCAAGTTACCAAACAATACTCTAAATCGATACTGCAATTTAGGCATTAGCGTTTGCCAACTACCGTCTATGGGTACACCGTATTTTTGTAAAACTCCCATGGTATTCTCCTATACTATGTGCTTAATTTGTTAATTGTATTTATACAATATGACAAAAATCTAAATTAAAAAGGGCACCTTATAAATAAAAGTATAAGTAAAAAGGGCACCTTATAATGAAACAACGACCTATTTGTTCACAATGCATGAAAAAACCTGCCGCAATAAACTATTATAAAGATAGTGTGCCCTTTTATAGATCTAGATGTGATAGTTGTGTTCGAAAAAATAAAAGAGTAAAAACATCTAGAATTCCTCGAAAAATTGTTGCCGACATATAAAACAAAAAAGGCATGCTATAGCATGCCTTTAATGTATAATTTAAAAAATTATTCCGTTATGGTGATGTAGCAATTGCTCCAGTCGCCATAATTCTAATTGGAATATAAATAAATTCTGCTACTTTTGTAGGCTCTATTGCTACATCTACATAAAGTTCATTACGATCTATTCTAGCAGGAGTATTGTTTGTTGTATCGCAAACAACTGCATAATCATAAATACCTCGTTTAGACATAATATCAGATAAGAAACCATCAAATACTCGTAATACATTATCTCTTGTGGATTTATCATTTTGTTCAAAGATAAATGGACGAGCGATAACATCAAAACGTTCTCTTAAATGAGCAACTAATCTAGAAACATTAACTCTATCCATTGCAGTTGCAGTACCATGTAAGGTCTTTTGACCCCATAAAGTAAGTCCTGAATCAGGAAAGTTAGCAATAGGATTCATATAATAATTATATAAAGAATCTCGTTGTCCTTCTGTTAATGCTACTGGAGTAAAATCTCCTTCTGAGTTTAAGTAACCAACACTTGTTGCGTTGTCTACTCTACCTCTAGTAAGTCCTGCAGGAGCAAACCATGGGTAAGAAACAGAATCACTATATGCTATAGAACGCAATGCTACATGACTTGCTGGTACCATTACTGAAGTACCGTCTACGTTTGTAGAAAGAGCATTTGGATAATATATAGCACTACCTGAATTTTTAGTATTCAATCCATCTTCGCCATTTTCAGACGCAGTTGTGTTTGTAATCCATGTAATTATTTCTGTTGGTGATTTTCTAAAAGGTGCATCTACAACAACAAATGCAGTTTCTTTTCTATCAGTATTTAATGTGGATAATTCATCTGCAAGTTCTGGATAACCAGGAGCTGCTAACAATGATACTGCTACTGTTTCTTCTCTTAGAGCAGAACCAGCTGCCGCAGATTGCATTCTTTGTACAATAACTTTACGTTGTGCAAAGCGTCCAAATGTACCCGAACCATCTGCATTGTTACCACTTTCTGTTACCCATTGTTCACCGGCTGCGTTTGCCGCAACAAATTTTCTAACAACTTTACTAGAAGCTGCTAAATTAACTAAAAACATACCACCTGGATAAAGAAGTGGATCTGGGCCATCCGAAAGTACAGCACCTACTGTTGCACCGCCTGCTGGCCATGCAGTAACCTTTGTATGATCTGCAAACTCAACACCATTATTTGTTGTTTGGTCTGTATTATCACGTTTAACCCAAGCCGTACCATCACTTTCGTAAATTGCAGGATAATCAACATCATCTGTATCTATCCAAACTTTATTAGCGGCGCCAACTGCTGGCTGTGTAGATGCCAATGTAATATCAGCTGTTAATATTCGTGCCCATGCACCAGCACCATCATTTTTATATAAATCAAAATAAGTACTTGTTCCATCATACCATAATGTACCATCTACTGTTGCGCCCGTTGGAGCAGTTGCTGATGCTTCATATGACAATGCCGCAAACGCGGATCCATCCCAACGTTGAAGTGCAAATTCAGCATCACTTAACAATGTATCTGCCCATAAAAATCCAGTTACAGATGTTGTTGGTGCAGATTGTGCTGTTGTAACAGTAATACTAGAAAATGTATTACTACTTGCACTATATAATTTAACAACAGGATTAAAACCTTCGTTTGGTGTAGAAGTTTTAAACCATACATCTCCCGCGGCGCTGGCCGTTGGGACCGATGTGTGATCAGAAACATGAACTGTTCCTGCTAATGCGGCTGTTGTAACTGCTGTCCAAGTACCTGCAACATTTTTATGAAATTGTATAGGAACTGCACTAACGTCTACTGCATAGTCTCCATCAACGCCCCCCGAAGGAGCACCAGTGAATACTGTAACGTCTTGTTTTACCCAACTAGTTGTACCAGCTGCTGTAGATTCAAAAATACCCCATTCGGTATTTGCTGTATCTAACCAATAAGTTCCGTCTGCTGGAGGACCTTTTGGTTCTGCTGTTGCTGATGCTAATTCAGATGTATCAACATCTGCTCGTACTACGTATGCTTGATTTGCGGCACCCAAAAAACTATATGCCGCTAGTAATCCATATTCATTTAATTCGTCGCCATTATCTCCAAAACTTGGATTACCGAAGTTTTGTGATAATTCAAATTGGCTTGTTGTTAACTGTGGTTGACCAGCATTTGCTTTTGATGTTCCTGTAGCAACGCCTGTACCACTTACGTGGGCCTTGTCTTCGCCAGTTGCAACTACCAATAGAGGAACTGTTCCTGGTCCAGAAGGACCATAAAAACTTTCATCTGTGATAGAAACTGCGACGCCCGGTGAAACTAATGTAGCCATATTTTTTCTCCCTTAGGTCAAAAAGTTATTCGTTAATATTTATTTTTATATTATAAAAACCAGGAGATATGCGAGTTAACAGAGTAGTTAATTAAGGATATTGACCGGATATGCCCGAAGATTGAATAAGTGCAATATAAAGAGCAGGTGCAACAAAATCATCAAACATAAATCTAGTGGCACTATGCGAAAGTTCAACCCATTGCATTTGTCTGCCTTGTAATTTAAATCTTCGATATCCCATATCATATACTTTTTTAACTTCTTCCAATCTAAGTTCGGTACTTCTATCCATATGGGTTTCTTTATGAAAATTGACAGGATAACATTTAGGAAGTATAAATTTATTATAGTAATCTTTATGTTGAGGATCGGCTTGTCCTGTTTCATTAATAGACATTGCTTCTTGAGAAAACATTAAATGTTCTTGTCGTCTATATGGACAATTTACTTCACACATTTCATTTAAAATGATTTCATATTTGTCGGCATCATCTGATAATTTTTCAAGCAGATCAAAATTAATACTATCATCTGTATGAATGTTTACTACATCGTATCGTTCTGCTAAACTCCTATACCACTTTTCATCGCCTGCTTTTTTTTCTTTTACTGTTTTATCAATGGATGCTTTTAATTTTAAATCAGGATATCGTTTTTTAATATAATCATACAGTATTTCACTAACAAGTATAATGCCACTATTGCTTCCATTTATTTCCCATAACATGTCTAATAATAAATTACAAGTGGGATTAGATAAATGTTTTTCTTCTATAAGCCAATTAGACCATGTATAAAAAACATCAATGTTTCTTTTCTTATATCCTTTTAACACATGATCAAATTCAGATGCTTGTTCTTTTCGAGATGTACCAACAGTTGGTTGAAGCATTTGTGTTTTTTGAGATATGTTGTGTACACCCCTGCCGCCGTGCCATAATACAGGTAATGAGCCATATACTTCCATAGGAATGTGAAAATTAAATCGCTCTTTAACAATATCATACATCTTATAATACCCTTCATCATGTGTAAATAGTCCAGGCACAGTCCATATTGATTCTGCCCAATCTTTATGTATAATATGTTTTATTTGTTCTATTTGCTTTTTCATGCAATAGTTACTTCTATTTTATTTGCTTTATCAGTTTCATGTTGTTGTGCTAAACATCCTAAACATAGTCCATTGCAGTCAACTTGAAAATGAGGACATTGTTGACATGTTTCAGGTGCACCTATTTTGTCATAAGTTTCTACATATCTTCGAGTATGTTCTGCACGAAGTTGTGGCCATTTATCTCCTTTTGCATAATCAAAATCAAATATATTAGGTATAACATTAGGCATACCTATTTCACCTTGTGATTGAAAACAATGAACAACAGACCCGTCTGGCATGACTTCTATTCCTTTACTATCAGTACATGTAATACAACCTTGCATTCCTGTTTGATCATCGTGCCAGGGTCTAACTTCGCCTGGTCTATTAATACAATGAGGTACTTGGCAGTCCATAAAAAATCCAAAACCTGCTCTTTGAGAAAGTTCATGAATACCATCTAATATATCCCCTACTTCATAATTATATAAAAGATATGTACCATTTAAATCTAATCCTACTCTTATCATATGAAATTGATCGGGTATTTGTTTCCGTAACCAATCTAAATATTCTACACAATTTTTTGATTTATTTTTTCGTAAATTTTGAGGAATGGTATAACAAAGAGATAAATTATTATGAGCCCATTGTTTAGCATCTCCCCTAAATGCATAATAACCACTTGTTCGTTTGAACATAGCTTCATATATACGTAAATAATTTCTTTTCCATCGTTCTAATCTAGTTTTATCTTCTTTCCCCCAGACTTCATCTAATTCAGCACAATTTGGA